ACGTTCACCCGGTTGAATAGTTCTAAGGCTAACGATAACGATCAACGGTTGTTGAAACAGCTTTACAATACCGATAAACAGGATAAAGTCGATCTTCGTGTACACGGCATCGTACTTAACTCTATCCTGAATGACCGGCGTTTGAAACCCATCGTAGCCAAAACGCGTATGGTCGCAAACGTGGCAGAGTCACAGATCGATGTATTAAAACGTTCGGCGCATAGGGAAGATATGAAGTTCGGTACTGACCTTACTCATCTTGCCTCTGACCTTAACGCCGGTCGTGTACAGTATTGGAACCGGGCCGACAACTCCATGAAGAATATGGAGTTTTTCACCTCGACCGACAACGCTCTCGCCGCTCCCGCACTCAATACGATCGAATGGCTTTCGTTGGCTATCTTCGAGTTGTTCCCTACTACTTCGTGGAAAAGCGCAATTCCGATGTTTGGCGCGTCTATGGCCTCGGCTAACACCGGGTTCATTTGGGCAAACATCACGGCTACGCCTACCGTCTACAAAGGTACGTCTCCGGCTCCTGCCTCTGACTATACCTATGGCGATACGGCTGTAGCGTTGTCGCTCACTCCGTATTGGTTGCAACCGATGTTATGGAAGCCCCTGGATATGCACCAACTCCGGTACGATCAACAGTCGACCGGTTGGGCTCAGGCGTTCGCCATTATGAATAGCGTTATCGATGATAACCTTATCTATACATTGGCTTCTACCGTACCCGCTGCCGCTATCGTGCCGACCTCCGGTAAGTCTGGTTACCAGACCGCCGCTAACACGTTCAATATTCCTTCGTCCGGTGCCGGTAACTCGTTCTACTGGAACAACGCCTACAACGGCGATTTGAATCTCCCGGTATTGAACGACATTTTGGCAATTGAACAGATTTATCGTAACCAGAACTTTAGCCTCGAACGTGAGAAAGGCGTTCTCGTTCTGGACTCTATCGGTGAACGTTACCTCTGCCAAGACCCGGAAACTAAGAGCCTGTTAACCCGGTTTATTTCGTCCAATACGGAAGAGTTCTTGGGATACAAACATACCATGTTTGACGTCCGTTCCCGTGTTGCGATGTATGACCTCGCTACCAAGCAAGTGAAGGACATTAACGCCGGTATGCCCGCGACCGCAGTCTCCGCAATGTTAGGGTTCATTCCTAGCCAAATCGGTATGGGCGTTGGTATGTTAGACGTTTACATGGTACAAGACCCGGCCAATTATGGTTACCGGATGTCTGCCGACTTACGTATCGGCGTTGTTCCGCTCCGTGCGAACTTCTACGGTACTACTCTTTATACTTACGCCGCTGGAAACGTGTAATAGATAGGGAGCCGGTTTGCTAAATCTTACCGGCTCCCATTTTTAAACATTCAGCAACACAAAAATATTACAATGAAAAAGCTTATTTTATTTCTTTCTTTCGCCCTGGTCGCCGCTTCTTCGTTTGCACAGCTTCGAACGAAAACTTTGCCTTCTCAATCTCAGGGCGCTACATGGGATTTCCCGGGTAGTTTCTTTCCTTCCGCAACGTCTCCCACCCCCGGCCTTTCGATCTCGGATACTTTACAGGTATCCGATACCGTGGCTTACATTGTTCCGATCAATCACACGAATGACGTAGATTTCTTCGACCAAGTGTATTGGAATAAGATCGGGAGCGGTACCGCAACTATTACGGTAACGTTTTATCAGTCGAATGACCCTTACAATTTCGCGACGGGTTCGCAGCTTACTAGCGGCGTTGCTAAGACGTCGTATAGTAAGACGATTTCCGGTACGTCTTCCCTGTGGACTTACATTTCGTTTAAGCAAGACTCTGTAAACTTCGTAGGCCGATACCTGAAAGTACAGTATATGACGTCTAGTACCGCATCCGTGGGGGGTAAGATTTTTAGTCGATTGAAGTCGACCATCAAATAACACCAATTGTTCAAAGTATAAACACCAATTTTTATGCCACAGCAACAGACACAAGTCGACAAATCAAATATGTTTCCTAAGCTGCATCCGGTTAATCTAAAACAGCTTGCCGCGATGCTCAAACACCCGAAGGTTAAAGAGGCGTGGTTTCATGCAAACGGGAATATATACGTTGATGTGAAACGCAGAGACGGAAGCATTATCCCGGCGAAACAATCTTCGGACGATGCAAAGCTCTACGTAAACGATAGCGCGTCAACCCGGCCCGCGAAGTATCGGGTTAAGTTCGAAAAAGGCGATCCGATCCCGGCTAATTTAAAAGAGCTTGAGGATATGTTCGTAAGAGCATTCCAGGAAGAGGAAGCCGAAGCCGCCGCCGAAACCTATAACGCAGACGACAACAACTTTGTGTTTACGGTTGAGGAAGACGAACCCGAAGAGGTAGCCGAGGAAGTAGCCGCACCGGCAGTAGCTACGGCAGCGCCGAAGACCCCTAAAAAAGGTGGGGCCGCTGACAAACTCGCACAAAAGTTGAACGAACTAAAATCACAAAACGCAGAGGTGCAAACCGTGACGGAGATCGGCCCGGGTTCCGAACCCGTTGGACCCGATAGAATCCCGGTTACCGCCGAAGAGTAAAAATTAAGCTACAATGACCCATCAATTTCAGATCACCGTCTTGAACGAAGCCGTTGGTATACCGTCCGACCAAGACGGTATAATGGGGCTTATCGTTCAAGGCGTAGCCGTTGGCGGTAGTTTGGCCTTAGATACGCCGTATTTGCTGACCAGCACGACCGACGCGGCCGCGTTGGGCATTAATGCAGCTTACGACGTTACCAACTCTACCGCCGTATTTCAACAGATAAATGAGTTTTACGCTCAGGCTGGAGTCGGCGCTTACTTGTGGCTACAGGTTTGCGCAATGAACACCACTTACGCGACCTATGTCGGCACGAATGCGTTCAAAAACTTTGTGCGTTTCACGGCCCAAGCCGATCCGACCATGCAGGCGAAAATTATCGGTTTGTGTTATGCGCCGCCGACCGCGACGCAGAGCGGAAGCGATTTTCCCGCCGATGTAACGGCAACGCTTACGGCCGGTCAGACCATTCAACAAAGCATGTTCTTACTCGGCTATCCGTTCGCGTTAATCGTAGACGGGTACAACATGAGTTCTACGGTTACCCCCGGGACCATTGGCACACAGGCCACGAACAGCGCCTTTGCTGTTTCTCTGTGTATCACGGGAACCAAGGGTAACGGCGTCTCCGCTGTTGGTCTTGCCCTCGGTAAGTACTCCCGTATATCGATCGGCCGGGGCGTCGGTGCTGTTGTTGACGGGGCGCTCAATACGTCCACCGCATTCCTTACGAATGGTATCACTATACCGGCCACGGGTACACTTGTGGTAGGTAATACCTATCTTGTACAAGGGGGTGCGATTACGTACAATGCTCTACCCTACGCCGTTGGATCAACCTTTACGGCGGTCCTTGGCGAAACCACCTTCTCAACCACAGCGGGCGGATATGTGGTCTATAACTCTACCCCGATCGGTAACATCGTCGGCGGTTCGGTTGTTGGCCTGGATGAAACGAGCTTAAACACTCTCGGAGAAAAACAATTCTTTTTCATCACCACAGTACAAAACATTTCCGGTTTGTTCTGGAATGATGGAGCGACTTGCACGGCGTCTACGAATTTCTTTTGTTCAATGGAGTACAACCGTGTGATGAATTCACTCGCGTACGACGCCCGGGCTTACTTCGGTTTACTTCGCGGTTTGAATCTTCCTTCGGATACAACTACCGGCGCTCTCGATCCTTCGTTCTGTCTTACTAAAGCGGCATCGTTTAAGAAGACATATATTACCCCTCTCACTGCCGCAAGTGGCAGCGGGGATATTTCGGGCGGTTCGATCTCGATCACCGGTCCCACCTACGCCGCAGACGGCAACGTGAATTTTGCGCTATCGTTGGTACGTGCGACAATCGTAGGAAACATCACAGGTACCGCGCAATTCGTTCTGACGCTAAATTCGTAATACAATGTCTGACCAGAGTAATTTAATAATGAATGCGGCCGACTACAAAATTAGCGTAGATGTACCGAATGCCGCTACCGGGTCTTTTAGCTTGTATGTTATGAAGACGATCCAAGAAATTGGATACG